TGCCAAGTCCATGACTGTCAGCATCGACTACATTACGTACCGTATTTGTACCGACCCGAACATTCGTATCAAGGTCGTGTCTAAGACGCGCGAAATGGCCAAAGAGTTCCTTTATGCCGTGAAGCAACGTTTAACGTCACCAAGCTACATGGAACTTCAGCGTCGCTATGCTCCCGCTGACGGTTTCAAGGCCACCGCCGACAAATGGACCTCCGACTCCATCTACCTAGAACGTGACTCCGGTGAAAAAGACCCTACCCTACAAGCGTTGGGTATCGGTGGCCAAATCTACGGTGCACGTGCAGACCTCATTATTCTTGACGATACCATCACGCTCTCCAACGCTGGAGAGTACGAGAAACAAATACGCTGGATACAGCAAGAAGTCCTGACACGTGTCGGACCGACGGGTAAAATTCTTATCGTGGGTACGCGCGTGGACCCTGTTGATTTGTATCGTGAAATTCGGAACCCTGATAGGTATCCTGATAATGGTTCTCCTTGGACTTATTTGGCTATGCCGGCTGTTCTTGAGTTCCATGATGATCCTGCCGATTGGGTGACTTTGTGGCCTAGGTCTGACCGCCCTTGGGCTAATGATCCTATTGAGCCTGATAGTGATGGTTTGTTCCCGCGTTGGGATGGCACTAATCTGCGTAAGCGTCGTGGTGTGCTTGACCCTAAAACGTGGGCTATGGTTTATCAGCAGCAAGACGTTGAGTCTGAAGCTGTGTTTTCACCTGAAGCCGTGAGGGGTTCGGTGAATGGCATGAGGGCTTGTGGTCCTCTTCTTCCTGGTGCTGCCGGTCATCCCGATAACATTGACGGGTTCTATACTGTTTGCGGTCTAGATCCTGCCATGTCGGGTGACACGTTTGGTGTTGTGGTGTCGGCTGATCGTGCGACGAAAAAACGGTATCTGCTTGATGCGTCCCGTATGCCGGCCCCAACACCTGCACGTATTCGTGAACTTATCATGTCGTGGACTGACAGGTATAAGCCTCAGGCGTGGGTTATTGAGAAGAACGCTTTCCAGTTGTTTTTGACGCAGGATGAGCAAATTAACTCTTTTCTTGCTTCGCGTGGTGTCCGTCTGATTAGCCACTACACGGGTTCTAACAAGATGGACCTTGAGTATGGTGTCGCTTCGATGGGTCCTTTGTTTGGGCAAACTGACCAGCACGGTAAGCACATGAAGGGTACGAGCCTTCTTGAGTTGCCTCGTACTGACAATGAGGGTGTTAAGGCTCTGATTGAGCAGCTTGTCACGTGGTCTCCTGGTACTAAGAATAAGCAGGATGGGCCTATGGCTTTGTGGTTTGTGGAGACACAGATCAGGGATTACGTGAATACTGCTGGTCGTTTTGGTGAAACGTGGGTGAGGAATCCGTTTGCTACACCGCATGATTTGGCTAAGCGTCAGGTTGTTGATTTGGAAGAATTTGCTAGAAGACAAAAAATGGTTGCAGGAGGCTACTAATGGCTAGAAGTGTTGAGGAAATCTCAACTCGCGTACGCTATTTGCGCCGTGAGTCTACTGAACGTGACCAGCGTTGGGCTGATGTACGTGAAGTACGTCGTGGCAACATCAATAAAGTGTTTCCTGGTTTGTTCCCTGATGACTATCCTAAGCCTATGGTGGCTAACTTTATTGACATTGCTGCTCGCGATGTGGCTGAAGTTGTTGCACCTCTACCGGCGTTTAACTGCAATGCCACTAATGTGGTGTCTGACCGTGCTAGGCAACGTGCCGATAAGCGCACGATGATTGTTGCTGGCTACCGTGACCAGTCACGTTTGCAAACCAACATGTTTACTGGTGCAGACCGTTACATTACGTACGGCATGGTTCCTTTCGTTGTTGAGATTGATTACGAAAAAAAGACACCGATTATTCGTGTTGATGATCCGTACAGTTCGTATCCTGAGTTTGACCGTTTTGGTCGTTTGCAGTCGTACACTAAGCGTTATTTGAAGACTGTTGAAGATTTGTGCATGGAGTTCCCTGAGCACGAGTCGGTTATTCGTGGTCGTTATCGTGAGGGTGGGCAGAACGCTCAGCTTGATTTGATTCGCTACCATGACGCTGACCAGACTGTGCTGTTTCTTCCTGAACGCAAGGACTTTGTTTTGGCACAGTCTAAGAACCCTATCGGTAAAATCATGGTGGTTTGTGCTGTTCGTCCTGGTATTGATTCGCATGAAACTATGCGTGGCCAGTTTGATGATGTGTTGTGGGTTCAGGTTGCACGTAGCCGCTTTGCAACATTGAGCCTTGAGGCTGCACAAAAGTCTGTACAGGCCCCGTTTGCTTTACCTGCTGACGTTAATGTGTTGGAGATTGGTCCCGATTCGACCATTCGTTCAGCACAGCCTGAAAAGATTCGTCGCGTAAATCTTGATGTTCCGCCCGGTTTGTTCCAAGAGTCTGCTGCGCTTGATCAGGAACTTCGTGTCGGTTCACGTTATCCTGAAGGCCGTCTAGGTCAGCAGTCTGGTTCTATTGTTACTGGTCGTGGCGTTGAAGCACTCATGGGTGGCTTCGATACGCAGGTTAAGACTGCACAGAATGTGCTTGCTGGCTCGTTCCGTGACGTTATGGAAATCTGTTTCATGGTTGATGAAGCAGTTTTTGGTAATACCGAGAAAACTGTTCGTGGTGTTGATGCTGGTTCGCCATATGAGATTACGTACACTCCTAGCAAAGACATTGCTGGTGAGCACATTGTTGACGTAACTTATGGTCTGATGGCTGGTCTTAACCCTAATCAAGCTCTTGTGTTTGGTTTGCAGGCTCGCGGAGACCAGTTGATTAGTCGTGACTTTTTGCGTAGGCAGATGCCTTGGGAAGTTAATGTCACGATGGAAGAACAAAAGATTGAAATTGAGAAGATGCGCGATGCGCTGATCATGGCAGTTTCTGGTTATGCACAGGCTATTCCTACGTTGGCTCAGCAGGGTGGTAATCCTGGTGAGATTCTTACTAAGCTTTCTGCCATCATTACTGGCCGTTCTAAGGGCCGCGCTCTTGAGGATGTTGTGACTGAAGCATTTGCACCACCTGAACCACCTCCGGGTGCACCTGCGCCGGGTAGTCCTGAAGAAGCCATGATGGCTCAAGGTGGCGGTATGCCTGGTGGCCCTATGGGTGCTGCACCGGCTCCTCAAATTCCTGGTGGTAGGCCAGATGTTCAACAGCTTCTTGCGGGTTTAAACTCGCGAGGAAATCCAACCCTTGCAGCATCCGTTGCAAGAATGAGTCCAGCAGGATAAAGGAGAAAGTTATGGCTTTCGGATCAAAGAATAAGCCAGCCACGCAGGGTTCTGCTGGCAGTGCTTACATGCAACCAACTCGCAAGTCAGGTACACCTTCTGGTGTTCGTAAGCCTGGCAAGTCAGAGATTCAGTTCGGCTATGCACCTGGTGGTGTTGGTGGTACTGGCACTGTTGGTAAGTCGCAGAAGTTCTAATTAAATAACTGTCCAGACTCTAGCAGTCTTGGATGCGGTGACAATCTATTCGGTTTAAAACATACAGGCAGGTAAACTCATGGCAGGCAAAGGTGGCTATCAACGCCCTACAAGTCCAGCACCAGTTTCAGGCCCAGGGTCTTTATCCCAACGTACCGATGGTGGTCCAGCAGACAAGCAAGCAGCTAGATACGTTTCTGGTTTACCGTACGGGCAGGGGAATGAGATGATGGCCACACAAATGGCTGCTCCTATGGAAGCATCTTCTTCTCCTGCTCCTGCGTCGCAGGTTGCTGGTGGTGCACAAACTGCTGCCGCACCTATGCCTATTGTTCCTTTGAACGCTCCTACGCAAAATCCTAGCGAGCCTGTAACGTCTGGTGTCGATGCCGGCATGGGTCCTGGTTCCGCTAGTCTTGGTTTGGGTTCGCAAGATGTTACGGCAGATAACAATTTTAAAACTAACCTTGCAGCGTACATGCCTGTATTGATGCAGGTTGCTGCACGTCCTAACACGTCTCCTGAGACACGTAACGTTATTCGACAGTTACGAGACATGCTGTGAGTACAACTACGCCTCTACCTAAAGAGCCGCCAGCACCAAGCATTTGGGGCCGTTTAGGCCAGCTTGCTAAAGATACTGGTAGTGCTGTTATTTCTGCACCACGTTTTGCGTGGGATGTTGTGACATCTGTAGGTAATGATGATCCTGCCTACAATGGTATTCGCAACACTTTGACTACTGCTGGTGCAAAAGCAATCGGAAGTTTAGTTAAACCCCTTGGTGATGTTGCTGAACTTCCTGTTGTTAAGCCTGCACTTCAAGCATTAGACACTGTTAATCGTGAACTTATTCGTGAACCTTTAACCACTGCCGCTTTGTTGCATGATCCTTTCAGTGGTAGCGACTGGCGTAATGCTTATGCTGCTGCACAGCATGTTTCTGTAGGTCAAGCAGTTGTTGGTTCTGTGGCAGCATTTATGCCCGGCCAGCAGGCTGTTGAAAAAGAAGTCAACTGGAATGATCCAAAGTCTGTTGAAAACTATTTTAATCATGGTTCTCAAAAAACTTGGTCCGGGATTGTTGATACTTCTGCCCAAATTTTGGGTGATGTTTCTATTGTTGGCGGAAAGTTTGCTAAAGCTGCCCGTGCTTCCGAAGCAATAACTGGCGGTTTGTCTGGTGCTAATCGTGCTGAAAAGGTTGCTAATGCCATTCAGGACGTTTCGGTTGCTGAAGATAGTTTAGCTGTCAACAAGTACACAACTTTGCTTGATGATTTTGCTAACAATGACAGCACGTATGCTTACAACCATCCGATGCTAAAAGATTCTCCTGCACGTGCCACTCTTGCCCATGCGCTTGGCGCAGCAGAAACACCTAAAGATGTTGGAATGGTTGTTCGTGCCGGTCTTGGTGATCCTAATGCTTTGGCAGAAATTCGTGCTGTTGGTCGTGCAGATTTAGCAAACCCTATCGGCAAGTCACTTGGTGAAATTGATGCGGTTGACAGTTGGGCCTTGAAGGGCGAAAAACTTGCTGATGGTTCACCAAAGTTTTCTTGGGAAGATGATGCTATCCATGCAGAGATCGGTTCTGAGAAAGCTGCACTTGAAGCCAACAATGAGGTCTTTAATCGTTTTTGGGCTTTGGAAGAAGTTGCTGCTACTCCCGGTGGCATGCTTACTCGCACTGTTGGTGCTGAACCTTTCCAGGCCATTGATCGTTTTACTACTATGGGTCGTACTGCAAAATACTACGATTTAAAATCTACGTCTTTAAGTAAGACTGCCATCTTCCAACCGACACCGTTTCATCGGATGTACCAGGTTGTATCTTGGGCTGCTGGTGAGCGTCCTTCCGGTATTGTTAATTTGAACGATGCTGAGTCTTCACGTGAAGTGTCTGCTGTTGTTACCCGCGCCATGAAAGTTGCCAATCTTAATGATGGCCATGCGCGTGAACTACTTGATTCGTATCTTGGTGCTTCTACTCCAGAGGCTAGGGCCGAATCGGTGTACCAGTTGGAACGTCAAATTTTTGAGCAGCTTTCAATAAAGCATGGTTTGAGTATTGAAAACGCCAATGAGGTTTACAACAATTACAAGCGCGCTCGCGCTACTGCCTATTCTTCTTTAAAAGAACGTGGCTATGCTGTTGATCTTGATGGAACTGTTTTTAAAGCACCATTGTTTGAATCACAAACTGCCAATGTTCTTCCTATTATGGATTTTGACATGGCTAATTCCGTGTTGCGCCGTCATAATTTGTTGAAAGAAAACATGGGCATCCGACGTGCAGTTGGTCTTGCTCTTGATGGCAGCAGCGATGCTGTTAACTTCATGGATACCATGCAGGGAATGTTCAAGGTTGGCTCGCTACTTCGCCTGGGCTACATGACACGTAACAGCATTGAGGCACAGTTGCGCATTGCTAGTAGCCTTGGTGCTACAGCTTCCATGCGCTATTCCGGCCAAGGTTTGTCCAACCTCATTTACAATACTGGCACTGCTGCTAAACGTGCTATTGACAAGTTAAATCCTTTGAGTGAAACTTTGTCTTATGACGGCTACAAGATTCAACTTGATACTGTTGGCCAGCAGATTGAAAGTATCCAGAAGCGTATTTCTGAGATTGACGATCAGATTGGTTACGACCGTCTTAGCACTGGTGGTGTTCGCTACAATGCACCTCGGGCAGTTATTGTTAAAAATCCTGTTGAGGATAAAGTTGTTAAGGCTGAAGAGTTTGTTGAGCCAGAATTTAAAAGTGAAACTTTTACTCCTGAAGAGTTAGAACTTATTGATCGTGGTGGCGTACCTAAACGCTTTCAGGATGATGCTTTCAAAGAAGAACTGCGCGCTAACCACAAGTTTGATTCAGACAAGTTCATCAAAGATGCGTTTGATAATGAACAAATGGGTGAAAGAGAAGCAGACTTACGTGGCTTTTTTGACCTAACGGGTCCTCAGATGAACATGCTTCGCCATCATGGTGTTGTTCCTTTGTCTAAAGTTTTGGCTGCTTTGAAGTCTAGTGACCCTAACAAGAGTGCCGAGTTTGTTTCAGCAATGATCGAACATGGTGATGCTGGTGCTATTGAAGTTGGCACTAAGGGTGACTACATTGTTCCTGAAACTTTCACATACCGTGAAGCTGGCGAATTTACTGGCATGGCTCACACAATTGGCAGAAGTAAAATAAAGTATGTCCCTGTCGATTGGTATCCTAGCCGTGTCAAAGCTGACGAGTATGCTCAAAGTGTAGATGGACCTTTCATCAAAGATTGGGAAGACAGAAAGTCTGATGAACTAGCACAAAAGTATGTTGATGAGCTAATGGCGCATCAGAGCAATGTTGAAAAACTTCGCATGAAGCATGAAGCTAAAGCATCAATGTTGTCTGGTATTTACCCTAAGCCTGAAACTTCAGTAGTTTGGGTTGATGGCATTAGCCAAGTTCCACATCCCGCTACCGGTTTGCCTGTTGATGCTTTTGATGATCCTGGTCGTTTGGCTGACCGTGACTTTTTTGAAACACTTCTTTCCGAGAAGCAAGCCATGTATGACAAAACGAATGAGCATTTGGCTGAACTTGAAAAAGGTAAGCGGCGCATGGCTACCGGAACTTACGAGTACACCGGTATCGATGGAACTAAGTACACTCTACCTGAAGCCTATGGTGGTCCTTATGGTGATGTGCATTGGAACAATGCCAGTTCGGAAAACTCTTACCTTTCACTTGTTGACCGTCAGGCAAGCATGCTTTCGACTAAAATGGTTGATACAGGTTTTGGCGCGGTAGAGCCTTCAGATCCAAATTACTGGATGGAATGGTCAAAGACTATCAACAACCAGTTTGGCAACTCCACTGTGGTACGCAGACTTGCCGCTGGTGACAATCCTTACCATGTCATTACTTGGCTTCGTAACAATCCTGCCGGACGTGTTTTGCGTCAACGTCTAGATTTAAGCAAAGAAGATGCGAGAGATTATGTTTACACTGCAAAAAACATTCTTGATCAATATCTTCCCGATGCTGGTTTGCAAGCAAAGCTTGCTGGCCGTGAAGAGATTACTTCAGAAATGTTGCGTCAAACTTTCACTGAACCTTCTACTTTGCCGACCATTCATGGCCATGTGATTGTAGAGAATCTGAATCTTGTTGGTGCAAAGAAGTCTAAAAGCATTATCAATAATGTTTTCAAACTTATTGGTTCTATGCCTGAAGATGCTTGGGCGCGTCATCCGGTCTATTCAGAGTTGTACAAGAAGTCTCTACAGCAACGTATCGATGACTTTACTGCATTGAATGGTCGACCTGTCAGTGAACTATCTGATGACATGGTTGCATCTTCTGAAATGCAGTTGGCTATGCGGGCTGCTCATGCTGATGCTTTGCGTGGGACTAAGCACCTTTTGTTTACGATTGATCGCAAAACTAACCTTGCTTCGTACATGAAGTACATTGCACCATTCTTTTCAGCATACGAAAATTCAGTTAAGACTTGGGCAAAGCTTGCGTACGAAAAGCCTCAACTTGTTAACCGTGCCAATTTGGTGTTCACTGCACCTAACCGTGCTGGCAATGCTTATGATGCTCAAGGTAATCCTGTTGACCCTGATCATGCAACTATGGATGACTACATTCGTATTGAGATTCCTGAAACGTTAAAGGGTTTACCGTTTGGTATTGGTAAAGGTCTATCTTCGCTAGATCAGATGAGTGTTCAGAAACGTTCTTTGGATGTTATCTTCCAGGGCAGCACTGAGATTCCGGTTGGTCCTTACGTAACTATTCCTGTTTCTGAGATTGTGAAGAACCAGCCAACGTATGAAGAGTCATTAAAGTGGGCTATTCCTTACGGTCCTAGCCGTAATGCAGTTGAAGCAATGCTACCTTCTTGGGTTAAGCGTCAGATGACTAAGGGTGGTGGCCAGGGTGATCCTCAGTATGCAAACACGTATGCGTTGATTTGGCAGACTGAGCAGCACAAGCGCAAGGCGCAAGGTTTGAAACCAATTTCCGACAAGGAAGTTAAGGCTCTTGCTGACTCTTACTACAACATGCGTACTGTGGCTAACTTAATTCTTCCGTTTGCCCCAACATTTAATTCGCCATACAAGTATTACATTGACCAGTACCGCCAGTTCCAAGAGCAGTACAAGAAGGAAGCTCCAACAAAGTTTTGGGAAACCTACGGTGATGACTTCTTTGACTTCACTATGTCTTTGTCTAAGAACAATACCGGCATTGGTGCTTCTGTTGATGATGTTACTAATGCTAAAAAGTACAGCGATCTTGTTTCTGGAGTGAGTAACATTGATCCTAAACTGATTGGTTTGATTACTTCTACCGGCCAGGGTGCATACAAGTTTTCTCAAGCTGCCTACATGTGGGAGCAGCAGAATACTATTTCACCAGGTAGCGATGTTAAGTTTCGTGGCCGTCAAAGCCCACAGGAATCTATCAAAGACACTGAAGTTAATCTTGGTTGGATTAAGTACCGTAGTAAAATTTCTGCACTTGATGATGAACTTGAGAAGGCTGGCTTTACTTCTTACCAGCAGCGTGGTGCGGAAGATTTCCAAAATTACAAGAATTACATTGTTGAATCTTTGGGTAATGAGAACCAAACTTGGTACAAGGATTACAGCAGCACGGACAAAGCTAAGTATCAGAATGTTGTTGAAACTTTCAATCTTGCTTTAAACGATAAAAAGTTTATGAAAGATCACGGCAATGATCCTACGTGGAAGTCTATTAAGTTGTTTTTGGATATGCGTAAAGAAGTTGCTTCTTACTTGGCTACTCAAGATGTTAAGAACATTGACAGTGTATCTAATGCGGATGCAAAGTTTTACTACGATGGCAAAGTTAGACAATTTAAAAAAGATGACATTGGCTTTGCAGACATTTATGACCGTTATTTTTCTAATGATCCTGTTTATGACAAAGTGTTTACGAAAGGTGTTAAGTAGTGGCTTACGGCGATACCGGAAAAGGACCTTTAGATTCTCCTAAACCCCCTACTCCTCCTACCATTCCTTCTGATTTAACTTTTGCACAATACCAAGCTTTGTATGGTTCAAAAAATAACAGTAATACTAGAACCAGCTCTACAAGCAATGAGCGCAGTAACTCTATCTCTTCCGATGTAAACATCTATTCACTAAACCAGGTGCGTAATGTTGCAACTAATGCGTTTGAGTCTGCGCTTGGTCGAACTCCAACCGAGCAGGAACTAAATACATTTCTTACTTCGCTCAATGCGTTTTCTAAAGCAAACCCAACTAAGACTGCGCGCAATGCTTCCGGAACTACAACCAGTTTGGGTACTTCCAAAAGTAACAAAACTGGAACTAGAACAACTTCGACCAGTTCGCCAGTAAGTTCCACTACATCTTCATCTACTTCTTCTGGCGGTGTTGATGTGGCAGGGTTTGCTGCCAGTCAGATTGAGAACACTACTGAGGCTAAGGCTGTAAAGATGGATAACATTTTTCGTGGCGCACTTGGTGCATTGGCCGATAAGTTAGGCGGATAGTTATGGCTCCAAAGTCTAAAAACAATACTGCTGTTAGTGCATACATTGCTTCACATTTTGGTTTAACAGATCACCTACTTGACCTTGATACTTCTGATCCTGCTCAGGGTTACACGCTGACTGAAGCTTTTGCGGACATTGCTAAAGAAAATCTTGCGGCTAATTCTGTTGGCTACAATCGTGCTGCCGAGATTCTTGCCAAGACTCAATGGTTCCAGAAGCATGGTGTGCAGGTTACGCAAAGGCTTGGCCAGGAACGTTCTAAGTCTGGTGCTTTTAAAGAGGCTGTTGCTAACAATCTTGTTGACATTAAAGCGCAAGCCAATACGGCAGGTTTTGATTTAACTGATGAGCAGGCTCAAGAAATTGCCCGTGACTCGTTTGTGTTTGGAAATGCTTACAATTCCAACAAAATAATGGAACGTATTGCTAGTACCGGCCAACTTACTGGCGGTCAAGCAATGAATACTGCTGATGCTTTGAAAGCTCATGGAGCTAACATGGGTGTTTCGTATGATGATAGTTGGTACACGGATGCCGCCCGTAGCATTGCTCAAGATAAAAGCACTGCGGATGATTGGAAGCGTCAAATCAATGATGTTGCCAAGTCTAGGTATGCTGCGTTTGCTGACCAGATTGATAAAGGTTTGACGGTTGCGCAAGCTGCTTCACCGTATATTCAAAGCATGTCGCAAATTTTGGAACTTCCTGCAACATCAATCAAGTTGACTGATCCTAGTATCAACAAAGCTTTAACTAACTTGGATGCTGATAGTAAGCCGGCTTTGCAACCCATCTGGCAGTTTGAGACTAGCCTTCGCAAAGATCCTCGTTGGGCTTCAACTAAGAACGCACGTGACACTGTTGATTCTACTGCCCGCAAGATTCTTTCTGACTTTGGACTGGTGAGTTAAATGATTGCAAGAGATGCTGCCGCCACTGCTACTTCTAAAATGCCTACACCAGCACCTATCAATACTGATGTTACTTCACAAAATGCTATTGCTAGTTTGACTAAAACTTTTGAAAACTATGGTCTTGGTTCTTTGGCTGCACGTATTGCCGAGTTCATCTACCAAGGCTATTCGGAAGACACTACGTCTCTACTGCTGCAAGATGCTCCAGAGTACAAGCAACGGTTTGCTGCAAATGATGCACGTGTAAAGGCTGGCCTGCCTGTTCTTTCCCCGAAAGAATACTTGGCTACCGAATCCACATACCGTTCTATTCTGCAAAATGCTGGCTTGCCTAAAGGTTTCTATGATGACAAGTCTGACTTTGAACGCATGATTGCTGGTGACGTTTCGGCTACCGAGTTGAAGCAACGTGTTGATGCTGCCGCTAAAGCAGTAGACAACACTGACCCTTACTACCGTGATGCGCTACAAAACATGTACGGCCTTGATGCCGGTCACATGATTGCCCACCTGCTTGATCCTGAAGCTGCTGCACCACTTGTAGCGAAGCAGGCCAAAGCTGTTGAGTATGGTGCTGCTGCACTCCGTCAGGGTCTCGCTATGGGTCCTACAAGCCAGTATGAGGACTATGCGGGCGGTATGGGTACTGGCGTTGGTGCTGAGGCTGGAATGGCTCAGATTGCCTCTATGACCCCAGGATTGAGTGCTCTGGCACAAATCAGTGGGGATCAGTACAACCAGGCTACTGCGGAGCAGGAAGTGTTTGGCGGTTTAGCATCGGCACAACGTGCACGACAGAAACTTACAGCACAGGAAGAGGCTCGTTTTACGGGTCGTTCTAATGTTGATTCTAAGTCACTTCAGGGTGACACAGCAGGACAATTCTAGTTCTGTTAGGGCGGTAATTGGTAAGCCTGAACTGAAAGCCACATGTGGACCAGTTCAGTACGTGGGTTCGAATCCCACACCGTCCACTCCAAACAGACCCACCGGCCCATGTTTGCGTATTAGAAGTCCGGTAGTGAAAGCAGATGACAAGTTCCCCTTCTTGTTGTCTCGGTTCGCGCTCAAACAATAAACGAAAGGGAGTGGCGTAATGGCCAACCAATACGACGATGATGACTTCGATGACGAGGTTGTTGATAACGGTCCAGCGAACCTTCGCAAAGCTCTGAAGAGGGCTGAGAAGGAACGTAATGCTCTTCAGGAGCAGTTGGATGCTGTTAAGTCTAACCTCCGCCAGCGTTCTGTCAAAGACGTTTTGGAGACTAAGGGTGTTAATCCTAAGATTGCTGCGTTTATTCCTAGCGATCTTGAAGCACCCGAACAGATTGCTGCTTGGCTTGACGAATACGCTGACGTGTTTGGTTTTGCTCAGGCACAGTCTGAAACGACGGAAACGTCTGAGAACGATGCGGCTATTCAGCGTATTGAATCGTCCACTAATAATGCGGTTACTCCTGGTCGTGATGCAGATTTGTTTAACAAGATTGCGTCTGCGACTACTAAGGAAGAACTTGCACAAATTATGGGACAT